GTTAGAGTAATTTTTACGGAGGGCAATATATTATGAAAACATTTAAGGTTAAAAATGGTAAGAAAACATATCTTGTAAAGGCTGCGGATAAAGATTCCGCAATGGATAAGTTGGTTGAGAAAGGGTTTATTGAAAAGATTGAGGATTCCGATAAATTAAAGCAACTCGCCTATGAATTTGGTCAAAAAGGTTCATATTTTGATAGGGCGAATTCAGCACATTCAAGAAATATTTTAGGAAGAGACGATGAGGTTAACTATCAAGATTTTGTGAATACCGGTTTTAAGGTCTATGAACAGTTAAAACAAGAAATTAATAACGTACAAAAAACGGGACGCTCATTCGGTAAATACGAAACATATTCAGATACATTAAAACTTCTTAAAGATGCTGTTGACAGGCTTTTTTGGGCGAGTGATAACGTTAATTCTTCGGCGAAAAATAAAGGCAAGGCGTTGGCGGAAAAACTTGATAATTTAGTTAAAGAGTATTGGGCACGCATGCAAGGAATAAAAGACGAAAAATCTCCTGAAGAAAAAGCGCAAGAATGGGTTGATTATGACCTTAAACATTATGGACACGTATCGGAAGAAACTAAAGAAGATATAAAGAAAATGGGCCTTGATTTTGATAAATGGGACAATCAAGTTAATAAAGATTGTGATTACAAAGAAATCGAAGATGCCGATTTATCAAACATAGACGTTAAAGACGAAGATTTTACGTTCCCTAATTCAAATATGGTTCCGTTTGACCCGGAGAGACTTGAATTGTATTTAGGACAATACAAAAAAGCAAAAGCGTCGGGAGATGAAAAGGAAATTAATAAAGCAAAAGACGCCCTTGAGTGGCAACTTGATAAAGCCTATGATACACTAAATGCTATCCCTGCGTATGTAAATAAAATAAAACGCGCGATAGACGCTATACGCAATGAATTTAACAAAATGTAATGCGTTATGAAATACAAGATACGTTATAAAAATAAATATTATATCGTAAAAGCAAAAGACACTCAATCCGCATTGCTCGGGTTGAGTGTTGTTGCGCCCGATGTTGAAGATGACCGTCTTTCGCCCATGACGTACAAAAAATTAAAAGAACTCGGATACGGACACGAACAGTGGAAAGATTTAAGTCAAGAAGAAGCGAATAAAATTGTGCAAACAAACAGTCCTGAATCGAAAGAATCTGAAAAATCAAATGAAGTCGGCGGTGGAAACGGCTCAGGTGGAAATAACGGAAACGGAAATGACGAAGAATTTACAAAATCCGTGAAATCATATAACGATTCATTATTATCCAAATATAAATTAAAAGAATCCGATTTGAAAAAACCAAAACATCCTTTGACAATTAAAGGCGGGGATGTTTTATGGGGGTTAATAAGAAGTGGTGCGGATATCTCGATTGACGATATTAAAAATCACCCGTTAATTAAAGATGCCGCTAAAAAGTTAAATCAAAAGAAAGGTGCGATTAAAAAAGTTAATATTGACGGAAAAGAAATTGATGTCGGTGAGAATGAAACAATTTTAATTGATACGCCTGAACGTAAAAAATTAAGACAACAAATTGCTGATAAAATTTCCAGTCAAGGTAGTATTGTAGTAACTACTGATGAAAACGGAAAATCTCACACGTCGTATTCCGGACCTGTTGCAAAAAATCATCGTGCAGAAATAGTAATCGGTGTTCCTGCGGGTGGAAAATCAAGTGTTATTGTTGATAAAGTTTCACAAAATACACAATCGCGTGTATTAGACAGCGATGACGTTAAAAAAGAATTGCCCGAGTTTGATAGTGGTAATGGTGCGGAATTAGTACACAAAGAAAGTGCCGACGATATATTAACAAAACGCATTATTCCACAATTTATGAAAGGCGGAAAACATAATGGTGAAAATATTATAATTCCGATTGTCGGTAAAAACCCAAACGCGGCTAAAAAATATCTGAAAGCATTAAAAGACGCGGGTTATGATGTTCATTTATCGTTTAACGACGTTACTCCGACAAATTCTGCAAAACGAGCAACGACAAGATTTTTAGAAACAGGAAGATTTTTATCGCCGGATTATATAGATAGTATCGGAACTAAACCGCAAACTACTTATGAAGAATTAAAAAACGGTGTTGATGGTATACACTTTGACAGTTTTTCGAGATATAATAATAATGTGAAATTTGGTGAACCGCCTGAAAAGATTGAGCATTTAGACAAAAACAAGAAAAACGTTAAATGGGAGGACTGGCGATGAAAGTAAGAGATAAAGCGGACGTTGCGAAAGTAAAGAATTTTTTAATGTCGTTACCGAAAGATAAGAACGATAAACCCATATCTGAAGAAGTAATTGATTGTTTTATAAAAAATGCAATCGAAGACGAAACGACTTTTGATTGTGCATTAGAAATGTTAAATCGAAAAAATAAAAATTTAACTCAATCCGAAGCATTTAACGTGCTTGACCAGGTATTATGGTGTAAATAAATTTAATTATGAACAAACTTGAATTAGCAAAAATAATATGTAAACAAGCACACAAAAAACAATACGACCGCGGTGGCAAAGAGTATTATTTACATCCTTATGCTGTCGCGGATTTGTGTAATAAAAAGATAGATAAAATCGTCGCGTATTTACACGATGTTCCTGAAGATACCGATATTACTTTGGATGATTTGAGAAAATGCGGGTTTGGTCGTCGCATAATGAAAGCATTAACGGCGATTACGCATATTAAATCCATGAAGTATCCGGAATATTTAGCGATTGTGAAAAAGAACAAAATCGCCACGAGAGTTAAAATTGCGGATTTGATTCACAATTCCGATATATCGAGAATAATAAACCCGACGGAAAAAGATGTCGAGCGTTGTAATAATTATTTAGATTATATCGAATATCTCCAAAAATAATGAAAAAATTATCTAAAACAAATCTTAAGTCTACGCGTAGACGTGTAAAACTATCTACGGCGAAAGAAAATAAGCTTGTTTCGATTATCAAAAAATTATTCCGTGTACGATTGCCCAAAGATGCGACACTCGAAGATACGCAAAATGCAATAAACAAAATACCGTTCAAGAAAATTGATTTGTATATAAATAATTATATAAATAATTTATTGAAATACAACAAAGAAGGTTTTAATGCGGTATTGAAATCAATGCTTTCGGGTAGTTCGGGTTCGAGAGAATTACAGAAAAGGGTTGACGAATCGTACAAATCTTTAGCGCAAGAAAAGCGCATTTATTATCCGTTAATGCAAAAATTTAATAACAACGTTCAGTTGATTAAAAACATACCGCAAGAAGTAGTGAATAAATTGCGTATGGAGTATAGTGAAGGAACGGCTTTCCGTGGTTCGGATATCGAAGAGTATTTGGAATCCAAATTAGGAAAACGCGCACGATTAATAATCCGAACTGAAAGTGCAAAAGTAAATGCCGCAATGACAGAAATTCGTGCTAAAGATTTAGGCCTTAATGCATATATTTGGAGCACGAGTGAAGACAGACGCGTGAGACCGAGTCATAAAATAATGAACGGTGTTTTAGTGTTTTGGGATACGTTATTGACGTTGGATAATATGTCAGGACACGCAGGCGAATATCCGAACTGCCGATGTATCGGTTTACCGGTCGTATCATTAGACGATATACAATTCCCGGTTAAGGTTGCGGAAGGCAATTTGACGATAAACAGTAAATACATTAAAGGAACGCACGGTAAAGGTTACGACGTTGAAATAGTAAGTGGTGCGATTCGAGTATATACTAAACAAGAATTCTTAAAGAAATACGGACAACAATTCGCGGCATAAATCAATATAAAAAACACACGCAGTCAAAAATAAATGACTGCGTTTTCTTTTTGCCGAAAATGTATATAATATAATATATATAGTAATTTTTTAATTAGGAGGACTTTCCTACATGAAAATAGTTTCGTTGGCTTCAACAAACATAACCATAAACAATACCAACAGAGGAGATATCATATCTTTCGGTGGTGCGGGCAAAATGATTGGTGAAGTTAAATATGATTTTGCGGAAGAAATGTTTAATATTGAAAACGCACCCGACGGTGGTTATGCGTTTGGGCATAACGCGGCAAAGAACGGTACGGTGTCGATTCAATTTTTACAAACCTGTCCGCATATAGACACTTTAATCGAATACTTTTTGTGGTGTCGCGACAATCCCGAGTTAGCGGCTGCGGGAATAACGATTACCGATAGTACGGGAGTTATTGATATGGAAGCAAAGAATTGTTTACCTGTTAAAATTCCCGAAAATGTAGTGGGTAGTTCACCTGCAAACAGAACTTTTGAATTTATCTGTGGCGAAATTTTACCCAAAGAATATTTACGCGGAGGTAATAACTAATGGCTATTGATATTAAGAAAGTTGTAAATACAAATTTTATCGTTCAACAAACACAAGTCCCGATAGGTTCGTATAAAGCAGTTTTATATGTAACAAATTCGAGTTCGGAAACGTATGATGCAATGGCAAAAGTTATTTTTGCGGCATTAGGCGGTTCGACAAGTTCCAAATATTTCAAAACATTAAATATTACCGGTGTAAGTGATATAGGCGAAACTATATTAACACAAAAGAGACTTGTAAGCGGTACGGAAGAAGATTTTGTTTTCGTCGTATTCAATCCCGCAATAAACGCTAATATACTTGGAGACCCGACGTTATATGACCCCGAAGACCCGCCTACATTACCCACCGTATTAACAAAAATTACGAACGCAGACGCGCCGTATAAACTTATACCGTGTATTTCAATGAGTAAAACAATGTATACCACGGCGTATGACGGCACCACGCCCGCAAATTCCGGTTATGCAAGCATTCTTGCAACGTCCACAATGAAAGAAATGCCTATGGCAATAAAATTACACGTAAACGATAGTGACCCCGTTGGTATTTGCGTTGCGGCGTATTATTGTTCTTTGAACTTAAACGATGCCAACATGTTGCAAGATTATTGTTTTACAAAAGAAGGCGCCGTGTTCGGAACGGGTACTATCGGAGATTCGGGAGTTAATCAACTTACTGTTTTAGGTTTAACCGACCTCGAATACGATACTTACAAAGATAATACGAATTTTACCGATATAGTAGGTAATTCTACGGTTAATTTCGGTGGAAATTTATACAATGGCATTGCTATCACTTCGCAATTTGGTTTAATTGCGGTAGAAAACGATATAACATATTCCGTGTTAAAGACAATGCTCAATAAACAATATCTTACCGCGCAAGGATTAAACAACATTGTAGCAGTTATAAACGATGCAATTACGCGTTATGTTTACAACGGTTATTTAATGCAAAATGCCGAATACACAGGCGACACGTATGAAGAATCTTATAACGGTGTAATGTACACGATGATTAAGAAAGGTGCTGCATTACCGCAAGGTTATTACGTCGCTACGATTTCCATGAGCAAAATTAAAGCGGAAGACCGCAGAGACCATAAGTTTACACCGATAAGAGTATTTATGCAAACTCAAACCGGCGCGAGAGTCGTTGAAATTAACGGCACGATTATTGAGTAATTCTCAATAGTGAACTATCATATTTTCAAGGTGATACGTAATGATTAAAAAGTCGAACATACTCAATATGTCTATACGTCAATCGGACGCAAAAGCGGTTTCCGACCAAATAATAAGCGCGCAGGCATATAATAATTCTATGCGAATAAATGACGAAGCACGAGCGGTTGTAGAAGGGTTGCAAGAGGCTTTCGTCAATTCGACTTTAGCAAATTCTACAAGAATAACGGACGGTTCGTTTAATAATAGTGTATTAAAATTAGGTTTATCTGACGTTGGACTTAATGCCGCACAATATTTAGCGGATATGATAACGTTCCAACGTGGACAGATAACTAATATTTATCATGGTTCGTGGATTTTCAGAAGAATCATAGATAAAGTCGCGCAAGATATGTGGAGTGCGGGTATCACGATTGAAGGCGACACGCCTCCCGAATTGTTGAAGAAGATATATAAACGATTAGCGAGACTTCGTCCTGATTTGATTTGGACAACCGAACAAGCAAGATTATATGGCGGTGCCGCAGCACTTATAATGGTAGATGACGGTCAAAACGATTTAACAAAACCGTTAAATTTACGTGGAATTAAAAAAGGTGCCGCGATTCAACTGTGGGGAACGGACAGGTGGTTTGGTTTAGAAACCAGCATAGAAAAAGTCACTAATTATAAGAGTCGTGATTTTAATACCCCGAAATATTATACGTTTTATATCGACGATATAAACGATGAACGCACGACTGCAAATGTTAAAGTACACCATTCGAGAGTTTTAAGATTTGTAAATCGTCGTTCTGTTCGATTGATAAATACCAAATTAAACGGTTGG